ATTAGTCGCTGGGTTTAATTCAAGCAAGATTATGGAGACATTACCAACAAGCAGTTACACCGCATATAGCGAAAATAAAGGTGAAAAGGTCGCCTTCTGTTTAAATCAAAAGAAACACGATAACGATTCACTTATTGATGAAAATACATTGACTTTTGTTGCGATACACGAATTGTCTCATATTATGACCAAGTCTATCGGACACAAGAGTGAATTCTGGACCAATTTTAAATTTTTACTAGACAATGCAAAGGAAGCCAATATTCATAATCCGATTGATTACAAAAAGAAACCACAGGAATATTGCGGTATGAAAATCCACGATAACCCATATTATGATGCATAGTCCGTATTATTATACTGCATTTCTTTTCGCTTGATATACGCATTATGTCTATACTCTTTTAATTTTGACGGGTTCTCTTGTTTTAACTTTTCTATATATCGCAATGAATTTTGCTTAATACGCTCTTTATTTTTTTGATAATATCTCTTATGTCTATCTGAATTCGTATATTTTGATAGATGCTCTTGTAAGTCCTTAATCGTGAGTTTTAGTTCTTCAATTTCAATTAGCAAACTCTCTACGGTTCGTTCTCTAAAATCCATTTTACTAAGTATATGTATTAAGTTTTATCTTAATTTATATAAAATATTATTTTGTACTTTCGTTTGATTATAGAAATATTGTATAATCAAATAAATGTATTTATGAGGCTAAATTTAAGCCACCATCTTCAATCCACCCACTAGATTGGCACCGATACCGAAACCTGCACCACCGCGGGCATTCACACCCATTGCGGGGATAAACACGTCCAGGATGCTGAACGTGGCAGCAGCAGTGAGTGCGATAATGATTATCTCCTCAACGTTAAGCTGCTTCTTGGGGATAGCGAAGGCAGCAAGAGCCACGACTAAACCCTCAATAAGGTATTTGATTGCGCGTTTCACCAACTCATTCAAATCAAGCATTCTGATTATTATATTATATTGTAACAAAAAAATATGGAATAGTACAGTAATTATAAAAAGAATTTGTTCTAAATATGTATTTTGTATCTACTGTAAATTATATTATCCGGAAAACACTTAAACAGAGATTTCTAATATAATTATATTGCTAAATGTCCAGCGTTGAAAAGAAGCTAAACCCCGACGGAACGAAGAATACGAAGTATGTTGACTTATGCGACGAAGACCCACCGATTGCTGGGCAGAAGTTCGCTTGTATGTCTTTCGTTTCTCCTGAAAAGATTTTGAAGAAGCGCGAGGTCTATTTGTTCAATCAGTTCATTAAAAATTGGGAGTTCTCTAAATCTATGGAGCGATACTTTGATTTTATTCATTTCATTGCGTATAAATATAGCCTAAAAGTCAACACTCTCATTGACGACTTTAATGAGTTTGTTAAGGAAGAGACTGATAAGTTGAAGAAGAGTGGCATTGAAGACGATTACAAGAATTTCTTAGACAAACAGGAGGACAAACTGAATGAGTCGTTTAATCGCGAGCACGCATTCCAGACTTCTGTTCGTGGACTTAAAATCAGAGGTGTGTACTCTACTCAGGAAGAGGCTGAGGAGAGATGCAAGAAAATGCGTGAACACGACCCCAACCACGATATTTATGTCGGACCGGTTGGTGTTTGGGTGCCTTGGGACCCTGATGCGTATAAGACTGGTCGTGTTGAACATTTGGAGGAAGAACTCAATGCCCTACACAAGGAAAAACTTAAGAACGAAGAAATGGCGAAGAAGGAATTTGAGGAGCGAATTCGCGAAACCAAGAAAAAGGCGATTATGGAGAATATTGAGAAGGCTACCAAGAGTGGAAACGTTCTCACACAAACGATGGATGCAGAAGGCAACCTTGTTGGTGTAAAGGAAACTGTTGATTTCGAGTCAAGAGAGGTCGCCACTGTTGAATCCACACAGTTGCGCAATGAAGTCTTTTCTGATGCAAACAAAGATACCACTAATTAAGAAATATCTAGTAAATACGTAATTTATTGTATTGTACGTATTTACTATACCATACTCTTGAATGAGTAACATTCAGTTTGGAAAATTGAATGTGGTCAACTACATTTTAGTAGTTCAATTAATTCACAAAATGAATACTTTTTCGTATATCATTCACAAAATAAACTCGGTCAATAGCGATTTGTATGATTTTGACCTGTCTAATTTAAGTATCAATAATCGGTCAAAATATATGACACAAGATATTAATAATGCAATTAAACAAACAGGGTCTCATTCTAGATGCCACATTGTTCATCATTTGATATTTCATATTCGTTCTAAGATTCATATACCACCGGATAGTCATTTAAATAAATTTGAATATTTTAACATGTTAACTCATATGAAGTCACTATCTGCTGACGTCAAATCATATGCAAGTGATATATACATACGCGGACAAAAACATTACAACGCACTGTGTCGTTTCGCATACCTATTTAAATTAAAACGTTCACCCGTGCGAATTGATACCGACCTGTATTTAAATAAACTGAATGCTTCTCATCCAAATGTGATTACCATTTTTCAAAACAAGCAGCGTTATTTATTTAATATTACTGATTTGAACAAAATGATAGAAACTGCACTCTGCAATTCACCATACTTTATATCCGAGCCACTTCCTGTAAAAAATCCATACAATAATCTGCCATTTTCAAAATCCGAATTATATAATATCTATTTTCAAATCAGCGATAAATTAATTCGTACACCAGATGTTATATACCAGTTCTTTCGCAGCAATTTCAATATGACTACTTTTCAACGAGATAATTTATGTTTGATACGTGAAAAATATATTAATCGGTTTATTGATAACGAAGAACCAGCGACTTTGGTTGATTATATTAACGATATGCTTTCGCATAATATGAAAATTAAAGTGGATATTGAATTTCCGGAGAGCGACTTGATACGTATATTCAAACCGTATCTTAGACTATATCTGAATTGGAAGTATTCCCTGGACATAAGTGTGAAAAACCGGTCAAAATATATACTAATTAATAAATTAAACCGGTTTCATCGTTACAATCCTCAATTTGGACGACAAATAACCAAAATTAAAAATAAGAAAGTGGATAGCGTGACCTATGTTATGGACCATATTGATTTTGGTTCTACCCGCGACCAAGTTAGTTCATTCTTAACATCACACACTACACTTACGACGAATTATGATGACCATCACGAATTATATTCTTCGTCTAACAGCGAAGATAACGAGGATGATAATGTGGTGAATGAACTCCAAACATTGAATGATGATGACGACGATACGATAGTAGAAGATACATTAACCGAAAACATAGACAATCCGAATGAAACAACTGAAACTACTACACGTTTGCATATTGACTTACCTTCCGAAACGGACAACGATTATGATTTCAGAATGTTAGTGAGTGAAATCCGTATGAACACAAATAATCCAAACGCGACAAATCCAAACGCGACAATTAATGAACTAATTGATATATTAGTTACACAGCATAGGCAACGTATAAATAATATGAATAATCTAAGCAATAATAATACACCGGCTGAACAATACCATAGTGATACCGAATTTGAGGAACTAAATGAAGACTTATATGACCCATAAACAATATAATAAAATTATTTACTTTACCATTTATTTTTTTTTACATTAATTGCCGGACCTGCTCGCTTCTTGGATTTATTTGGGTCATATGCTTCGTCTTCATCATCTGAACCCATACCCTTGGATATTTCCCAAAATTCCTTTGACCCGAGTTTAAAATCGGGATGGTTCTCTGCCTTGTACCAAAAAATTTGGTCATTTAATTTATTTGATTTTGCATTGTTATTAATGACTAAACATTCAAAGTTTTCCGTAGTTTGGTCCATAACACCACAAAATGCTTCTAATGTTGGAAACATACTCGCATAGTTCTCCCAAATACGCTTTCTGTTGGTAAGATAAGGTTCTCTTAATATAAAAACATAATCAATGTTTGTTCTTAAATTGGGAGGAATACCTAATGGATATTGCATAGTAATAATCAACATAATCTTCCAGTGACGACCATTCATAAATAACAAACGCATCATTTTATCACGTGTCCACGACTGGTCATATAAACAATCATCTAATATGACAAATGCTCGTGGGTCAATGGTTGTTTTGCGATACTGTTCAATCTCTTTATTTACTTGCTTTAATACTGTCTTTTGACGTCGTAACACGTTCTCAATGAGCACGGTATTATACTCTTCGTGGATGAACAATTTCGGAACGTGTGCTGAATAAAAACCGTTTCCTGCTTCTGTTCCGGATATCACGGTTCCTATCGGGGATATCCTGATGATAAAACAGTAAATCTCTTACTAAAAATGACTTACCAGTGTCACGACGTCCGATTAGAACAATGACAGGACCTTTGTTCTCATTTGGTTTAAATGTGATTTCGCGCATATTAAATTTTTTTAATTCAAGTGTCATTTATTATATAATATTATTGATATAAATGTTACACGCACCTAAACGCGAATAATACAAAGTTTACACTAAATATGATTAGTTTGAATATGCAAAAAAAATTATATAAAACACTTATACTGTTTAGACATAAATGCCAACTTTACCCATATTTTCTATTGACTGTTATAATTCTACTGGCATAGATGTGAAACATTTAGAACAGGCTTACGTATACACAGAAGAAGACATAACAAATGATTATAATCCGTTTCGTATTAAGAATATTCAAAACTACAATCCGATATATAATCGTTTTTTAACATTAACGGAAGCAACTTATAATTCCATTCAACTAAACCATACCTATCATTTCGTAAACCCAACAACCGTGAGAGACCATCATACAGATGAACTTCTTACCAAACCCGTATTTATTAAGTATTCACCCTTGTTAGACCCTATAAGATATATGGTTGGAAAATACGTATCTAATGGGGATAGCATATATAACTTGCCGTCACTTAACGCAACTGGCATGCCAAAATTATACGAACCAAATAACGCAGCCTATGTAGATAACTTCTTTTATTTTCTTACGAGCAAGGTATTACACCAATACAATTTTGTACACGGCATTGACTACTATGGTAGTTATCTCGGCATTCAAGACAAATTCAAAATGAACGTAGCGGACGATATGGAATATCTGATTACCTCACCGTTTTTCAATGAACAAATGAATAAACTGTTTACCGTATGTAATCACGACAACTCTTCTTATTTTGCAGACAGTTCTCGCAGAAATCGTGCAAAACTCTGCATTTCAAATACTATCCATAATATTAGTGCCATATCTATATCAGATTGTATTGAGACGTGTGAACCGAACGATGCGATAGAGGAAACGGAAACTATATACGAGAACAAACAAATGACAGAACCCGATAAAACGGAACAAGATAATTCTAGTCGCTCATCTACCAGTAGTTCTGATAATAGCAATTATAATGATAGTTCTGATGATGAGGGTTCTTCCAAAAATGAGAACGATGACGATGAAAATGATGAGGATTGGGAAACTGAGACTGAAACCGAACGTTCAGATACCACCGATAACGATGATGTTCAATATGGATATATTAACAACTTTCCCGTACAGTTAATTTGTATTGAACAATGTGACGGTACTTTGGACGATTTGTTTGTAAAGCATAAACTAAATGAAGACACTGCCGCTGCTGCATTGTTTCAGGTGATAATGACTTTAATTGTCTATCAAAAAATGTTTCACTTTACACATAATGACTTGCATACAAACAACGTGATGTATATTGAAACGAAAGAACCATATTTATATTACAAGTACGAGAACATGACCTATAAAGTGCCGACTTATGGCAAAATATTCAAGTTAATTGACTTTGGTCGTAGCATATATACATTCAACGGAAAAACAATGTGCAGCGATAGTTTTGCACCCGGAGGAGACGCGGCAACCCAGTATAATTGTGAGCCATATCTTGATAACACGAAACCCGTTATTGAACCAAATTATAGTTTTGATTTATGTCGGTTAGGCTGTTCAATATACGACTTTATTATTCCAGACGACGAAGATTATGAAAATTATGACGAATTGCAGAAAACAATACATCGCTGGTGTTTAGACGACAGAGGTAAAAATGTTATGTATAAAAGAAACGGCGATGAACGATATCCACAATTTAAGTTGTATAAGATGGGTGCGAGAACCGTACACAATCATACTCCACAATCACAATTAGAACGCTCTTTTTTCAAACAATTTTTAAGCACCAGTTCAACAAATAACACGAAATGTATTAATATTGATGAATTACCTTGCTGCGCATAGAAGATATAAAATTGATTTAAAGTAAATGTATGTTAACTATATGTAACGGAAATGGTTAAATATAGTTGTCACCGATGTGGTAAAGATTTTTCCAATAAATCTCAATATAATTCGCATAATCAACGAAAAACACCGTGTAAACAAGTGGATAGCGATAGAATGACAATAGACGAAACGACTAATGCTACCCATACGAATATTATGGAAGAATTTAAAATACAAAAACCATTTCTTAAATGGGTTGGTGGTAAAACACAAATCATTGATAATATCATGCAGAAAATACCATCTGAAATGAATAATTATCATGAATTATTCTTGGGAGGAGGAAGCGTTTTATTTGCATTACTTACACTGCAAAAACATAAGAAAATAAATGTTAAAGGTTTACTATACGCATACGATATCAATGATAGACTTATAAATGTGTACAAGAATATACAACAAAACAAAGATGTACTATTTGGATATATTTCCAATTATGTAATTGAGTATGATAGCATTACCGGTTCAATCGTTAATAGAATGCCGTCCACCATTGAAGAAGCCAAAACGTCAAAAGAAAGTTATTATTATTGGATACGGAATAAATTTAATACCATAGATAGAACCTCTGTTGAATGTTCAGCATTATTTATGTTTCTGAATAAAACTGGCTTTAGAGGAATGTATCGCGAAGGACCTAACGGTTACAATGTTCCGTATGGTCATTATAAACAAACACCTACTATTATTAACAAACTAGAATTGGATTATATAAGTGAACTCATTAAAGACGTAGTATTTGTACAAAGTGATTTTAGTAGTTCTATTCAGAATGTAACAGAAGGAGACTTTGTATATCTAGACCCACCTTACGCCCCCGAGAATAACAAATCATTTGTGGATTACACGTCAGACGGTTTTAATTTAGAAACACACAACCGATTATTTGATGCGATTACAAAATTACACGCAAAAAATATAAAATTTGTATTGAGTAATGCGAAAGTAGATTTAGTTTTAAAGAAGTTTGAAGGTTACCCTATCGACGAAATTGTTGCTAGACGGGCAATCAATTCAAAAGACCCGAGCGCAACCACCACGGAGGTTATCGTGTATAATTGACAATATAATCTATAATTTTATTCTTATATTCAGTATCATTTCCAAAAAACACTGCTATTTTTTTATGCTGTAAATATTCTAACTCCGCTTTACAATTATCTTTGAACCATTCGGATAAACAGTAAATATACACAATTTGATACAACGGAAACGTTCGTCTATATTGCCATACCTTGAAATCCGGCGTTTGAATTTTTTCACACACTGAACCGCCTACTTGTTGAAATTTTTTCTCAATGATAAATATTGTTTTTCGGTTTTTGTCAATAAAACATTCATCCGGATTTTTGCATCCGTGGGCTTTGCATATAGATGTATCCAATTCATCTTTCATACATTTGAATAATCCAGATTGTTTAGTCGCCATATATTCATTTTCATTATTTTTGAATTTTATTATGTTATAGTCGTTGTTAGATGCAATTATTTGATAATTGTTATGTAAATCAGTGAGTTCCTCATATGGCAACCCATTCTTGTTGGTATTTGCGCCTCCTGCGCCAATACCTTTGTTTATTGTGTGCTGAAAGACGGTTTGTTGTTGGTTAGTCGTTATATCCATAAATAAATCTTTTAGACTGTACAATAAAT